TCCACTGGTTCACGGTGTCCGACACCGGCCGCCCGTGCCCGCTGTGCGCCCCATGGCAGGGGAAGGTGCTCGCCGACACCGGCGCCGGCACATTCAGTCAGGACGGGGTCGTGTTCGACGTCGCCGCGACCATCGCCGAAGCCACCGCCGCGGGGCTGTTCCATCCGAACTGCAAGCACACCCTCGTCGCGTACCTGCCCGGCCGCACCGTCCTCCGCGCCTCCACGTGGACCGACGCCGACGAAGCCCAGTACCAGGCCACCCAGCGGCTGAGGGCTCTCGAGCGGAACGTCCGGGCGGCGAAGGCGCAGCACGCCAACGCCCTCACCCCCGCCGATCAGGCCGCCGCGTTCCGCCGCATCCGGCAGAACCAGACCGTGATCCGCGCCCACGTCGCCCAGACCGGGCTCAACCGCCGCCCCGACCGGGAGCGCCCCAACCTCGGATTCAAGCAGGAGCAGCCATGAGCGCCGTACACAAGCACGCCGCAGCGCAGGTCATCACCGCCTCCGGCAACTCGACCGCGCAGCAGGTCCCGACGGTCATCGGGAACACCCTCGGCGTCGTCGTCCGCGCGACGGCCGTGTCGGGCACGTCGCCGTCGCTCACCGCGAAGGTGCAGTGGTCCGACGACGGGACGAACTTCGTCGACGCGAACCCCGTCGACGCGCTCAGCGCCGTCACCGCCGTCGGCGGCACCGCGGCCGCCTTCACGATCAAGGCCCCCTACTACCGGGTCGCGTGGACCGTCACGGGCACCACCCCATCCTTCACCGTCACCGCCTCAGCGCACTTCGCCTGACCGAGCACTGCCCACACTCACACAGTCCCAGGAGGACACCCGAATGAGCACCACCCCCGCCGAGCCCACGCATGCAGCCCCGGATGCCACGGCCACCACCGAGCCGACCACGGCCCCGGCAGCTACCCCCGCCGCCCCGACGGCCGCGGAGCCGCAGGCCCCCGCCGCCGCCGAGCCGGCCACGCCGACCACCGAGGGCGAACCGGCCGCCAAGACCGCCGACGACCTCCCCCAATGGGCGCGGGACTCCATCACCAAAGCCAACGCCGAAGCCGCGAAATACCGCACACAGGCGAAGACCGCGGCCGACGACGCCATCAAAGACCTCACAACCAAGCTCGGCAAAGCCCTCGGGCTCGTGCAGGACGACACCCCGCCCGACCCCGCCAAGCTCACCGAACAGCTCACCGCATCCCAGCAGGCGGCCCTCGGCTCGCAGCGCGAGCTCGCGATCTACAAGGCCGCCAACGCCCGCCGGCTCAACGCCGACGAACTCCTCGACTCCCGGACCTTCATGGCCCGGGCAAGCCAGATCGACCCAACCGACACCGCAGCGCTCGACGCGCTCGTCGGCGAAGTCACATCCGGCAACACCCGCTTCAAGGCGACCCCGGCGGCGCCCCAAGGCGGAGCGGACCTCGGCCCCGGAGGCCAGACGACACCGCGCACCTACACCAAAGAGCAACTCGCGGACCACGACTTCTACATGAAGAACCGGGAAGACATCTGGGCTGCCCAGCGCGAGGGGCGAATCCGCTAACGCCTAGAAAGGCACCACAGTGACCAACGTCACGAACTCCACCGTCGGGACCGGCTTCCTCCCGGCGATCTGGGCCAACGAGGCCCTCGAAATCCTCCGCTCCAACATCGTCCTCGCACCTCTGGTGACGAAGGACTCCGACGTGGCGACCTTCCAGGTCGGCCAGACCCTCCACATCCCCTACCCGGGCACGTTCATCGCGAACGCGAAGGCGACCAACACCGCGGTCACCCTGCAGACCCCCACGGGCACCGACACGACCGTGTCGCTGAACAAGCACTACGAGGCCTCGTTCCTCGTGGAGGACTTCACCCGTGCGCAGGCCAACCCGGTCCTCATGCGCTCCTACATCCAGGGGCAGACGGTCGCTCTCGCCGAGCAGGTCGAGACGGACCTCATCGCCACCTACTCGTCGTTCTCGACGTCGGTCGGCACGTCCGGCACCGACCTCACGGCGGCGACGCTCCGCACGATCGCGAAGACCATGACGGACAAGAAGGTCGCCAAGGGCAACCGGCACCTCCTCCTGTCCACCAAGGACGTCGTGTCGCTGCAGGCGGACTCCACGCTCGCGAACTTCTTCGCGTACAACGACTCCCGCGACGGGGTCGTAACCACGGGCCAGCTGCCCTCGATCTACGGTCTGCGCCTCCACGAGTCGCAGCTCGTCCCGGTCGTGGCGGGCACCCCGAACTCGACGAAGAACCTCGCGTTCGACCCGGGCGCGATCATCCTCGCCTCCCGTGCGCTGCCCGAGGCCCCCGCGGGCTCCGGTGTGGAGCAGCACGTGATCCAGGACCCGCAGTCGGGCCTCGTGCTCCGCGTGACCATGGGCTACGACAAGGCGCAGCTCGGCGTGCAGGTCACGATGGACATCCTGTACGGCGTCGCGAAGCTCCGCGACGAGAAGGGCCTTGTGGCTCTTTCGTGACCGCGTTGCCCAACGCGGCGTGACGGTGTGGGGTGCGGTGTTTGACGCCGCGCCCCGCACCCAGCCCAAAGGCTTTACCACTCACACACCACTCACACGATGAAGGAGCACCAGCTGTGGCGAAGTACGTGAAGAACCCTGACGGCGGCATCCACTCGGTGCCGGACGACTTCGAGGCCCCCGCCGAGTGGGGCAAGAAGGACGAGAACTGGTTCGAGGTGCTCGAGGATGAGGCGAAGGCCCTGATCGGTCACCTGTTCGGCGAGCCGGACCCGGCCGTTGAGGCCGCGAAGGATCACGACAACGGCACCGACGAGGACGGCAACCCGGTCGCGGTTCCCATCGAGGTCGACCCGACCGTCGAGATCCCCACAGCGCCCGTGCAGCCCGTGAACGGCGAGGCACCCGCGCCCGCAGCAGATCCGGAGGATGACGCCGAATGAGCGCCGACTTCGACCCCACCGAGACGGTCTACGTCAAGAACGAGCTCGGCATGGTCCACTCCGTGACCCGCGCCCACTACGAGCACTACCTCACCCAGCAGTCGCAGGACACCGGCAAGCGGTACCCGCTGCCCGGCTGGGCGCTCGTGACCGAGAAGGAAGCGCGCGAGGCAAACCCGCAGCTGTTCGGCGAGTGGGACGACCGGATCGTGTTCACCGACGACGAGATCGCCCGCGCCGTGCAGCGCGAGGAAGCGATCAAGAAGTTCCGGCGCGGCCAAGGCGTCGCCCGCTCCCGCGGGACCAAGCCGGCCGATGACGACCCGGAAGCCTAGGACCGAAGGGGTGTGGTGACCGGTGGCCGTCCTGATCTACGCGACCGCGGCTGACCTCGCGGAATGGACGCAGCAGGCGGCCCCGGCCAACGCCGCCGCCCTGCTGCGATCCGCGTCCCTGCTCGTCAGGGACGCCACGAAGGTGTGCTACTACGCGGTCGACGGCACCGGTCTCCCCACGGACACGGCCGTGAAGCAGGCGTTCAACGACGCCACATGCTGCCAGGTCGCGTTCTGGGCGGCGGCCGGGATCGACCCGTCCGCCCCGCTCGCCCAGCAGGGCGTACTGAACCAGAAGGCCATCGGCTCCGCCCGGCTCGGTTACGACACCTCCGGCGCCGGGTCCCTCGCCGCGTGGCAGGCCAAGGTCGACGCGGCGACCAGTCTGTGCGACGAGGCGTACCGGATCCTGCAGGACGCGAACCTGCAGATGACGGGCCCGTGGGTGGTCGGCTGATGAAGGTCACCGTGCACGACATGGAGATCGAGCTCGAGGATCTCGACCCGGACGAGATCGCCACCGACGTCGTCGTCCTCATGCGCACCGTGCGGACCGACGACGACGGGCGGCTCTGGGACGCGATCACGATCGGGTCGACCCCGCAGACGACCGGGATGGTGAAGCTCGGGATGCTGGACGTCGCCGCGAAGATCTCCGGCGGCACGTGGGTGCGCAGGGGTGACGACGAGTGACCGGTGTCGCCGACTTCTACGTCCACAGCGTGGCTGTGAAGCCGAAGCTCGGGACCGGCGCTGCGGGCGACGTGTACGGGCCTTCGCAGACCGTGAATGGGTACTTGGACGGGAAGACGCAGCTCATCCGGTCCAAGGACGGCGAGCAGGTGGTGTCCGCGTCGCAGTTCTACTGCAGCGTGGCCGATTCGGCGGCGTTCGCCCCGGACTCGGTGGTCACGTTCGGCGACGGACGCACCGCGCAGGTAATCATCGTCAACAGCCTCGATGCGCCCGGCCTCGACCTCCCCGAGCACGCCGTCATCTACCTCACATGATCACCCCGCTCGTGATCCTCGCGCTCGTCCCGCTCGCCGCGGCGTGCTGGACCGTGGACCACATCCTGCAGGCCCGCTCGGACAGGAGACGCCGTGGGTGACTTCGCGATCCACCTGCAGCAGATCACCGAAGAAGTCATCGCCGCCATCCCCGAAGCATCCACGAAAGCCATGGAGCACCTCCGGCTCGTCGCGGTCAACAAGACACCGCTCGAGACCGGGCACCTCCGCGGCAGCGCCGAGGTCAAACCAGACCCGATGGGCGCCGAGGTCTACTTCCCCGGACCGTACGCGCGCTACCAGGAGTACGGGGTCAGCCACCACGGCAAGGAGCTGCACCACGAGGTAGGGCAGTCGTTCTACCTCATCAGCAGCCTCATGCAGGAAACACCCACTGTCCTCGCGATCGTCACCGAGGAGCTATCCAAGCACATCGACGGCTGAGGCCACCCCGAGTCGTAGAGTGGGAGGACCATGGCCACCAGCACCCGGGACATCTTCACCGGGCTCGCGACCATCATCGCGGGCGCGGGCATCGGCGTGTACCGGT